CGAAGTTGCTCTCAAGGTAACGCATAAGCTCAGACTTACCGATACCTGTAGGACCCTTGATCACTGTGAAGTGACCACGCATTAGACCAAGGATTTTCTCATCAAGGGCTGCAATACCTGTGGGGATATAGCTGTGCTCAGGGGTATCATGGAGAAGCTCTAGGAACCGTTCCTCTGTGGAGTAGATATTGTCAGGTGTAAAGAGCTTGGCGTTGTACCAGCAATGTTTGTAGAGTTGGGCCTTACCAGCCTGTAGGAACTCATTGGCATCCTTGAACTTGTCATGTGGCACATGGTACACACGACTAGGGAACAGGTTCATAAGAGCCAGAGCGAACTTGTCAGCCTTGTTGTCAGAGTCTAGGCTAAGGTAAATCTTATCGAAGGACCCAAGCCAATCCCTACAGTTCTCCAAGAGCTTCTTGCTTGGGGTAGCACTAGGTAGACTTACAACAGGATACTGACTACCCATCATCTGGAATGCTGAGAGGGCATCAATTTCACCCTCACAGATAGTGACAGCCATTGCAGAGCCAGCAGGGAACTTGTCCATACCAAAGAGCATGTCCCCCTTGAACCCTGAGTTAGTATGGAAGTCTTTAGGGAACACACGGGTCTTGGTGGACCCATTGGGGTAGATGTAGTCCTGATGAGTTGGCTCACCATCCTTACTGTAAGTGTTTACATTGTAGAACTCCATAGTCCCTTTCAGGATACCACGAAGAGGGAGATATTGTCCGTCTCCCTGTTCTACAACTTTAAGTTTTGATGCACATGAACTATCCACATAGTCTCCTTCATCTGCTATAACAACAGACCTTTGATTTCCCTTCAGGGGGTATCGTTCAGCAGCCCAATCAAAGACCTTCATTCTCTTAGATGGGTATGAGCTACTACAAGAATGGCAATAGCCTGTTTGCTTTGCTGTAGACCAACTGAAAGCGTCAGACGAGCCACAAGCTTCATGGGGGCAGGGTTGGTGGGATAATTCAGTTATGGCTTGTCTCCTTTCCGGTGTTATGGACGCTCCAATATAACCATTTCCAAAGAACTGCTTTCAGCCGCACGTTGTCTGCCTCTGCCTTCTCGGCGCGGTCTTGCAGCCTAGCCCCGTCAATATTCAAGATGCGATGGCCAGACAGAAGGCTGTCACGCTCTGCCGTCAGGGCCTCGATGCGGTCGGCGGCTTGGTCATAAAGTGCCGACTGACAAAAACAATCTTCAACGCTCAGGTGGTCAATAGCACGCAACCGTTTCACCAGATCATCAGTCATGGCTCTCTCCCTTCAGCGCAGCGAGGGCGGCGCGGGCAGTGCGGACCTGCTGCTGGCACCATTCTTGCATCGCAGAGCCGGGGTAATCGTCTCCAGCCTCTTGCAAGGCGTCCTCCAGTATGCCGACAGCTTCCCGAAGCCGCGCGTTGTCTGCTTTGTCTTGGATGGCCTCACCAAGAGCCTGCCCCAAGCGAGTATCAGCCTCCGCAACCATTTTCCATGCTTGGTCACGCTCTGCCGTCAGGGCCTGCACGATGTCAGCGCGGACATATTCGACAACATAGTCCCTGTAGTTCCGCACATCCCATGTCCCGTAGGTCCACTGGTCGTCGTCACCGTCGCCAAACTCGTCTTCAATCCAGATACGTTCAGGCGCGTTGGTCATGGCGTCTCTCCCATCTTCAAGATAGCGTCCAAGGCCACCTGCATATCTACCTGAGCAGCAGCACAATGCAACACAAACTGTACACCAATGTTAGCCATTGCTTGATGAGCTTCCTTATCAAGATCGAAGCTGATTGTTGTACCACCGTCATCGTTGTCTACCACGTTAGTCACAAGCATCTCCCAAGGTTTGTTGTCGTTCTTATGGGCAGTCATATTAGCGCATCCATCTCCGCTAGGCCAGTCTAGGTCATCACCACAAGACAGGCAAAGATTACCGATCATAGTCTTCTCCCCTCAAAGCTGCTCTAGCTATGGCACCATAATCATCGCTGTGTATACCCCAAGGTCCGTCATTGGGGTCTTCGTGAAACTCTGCGTAGTATCGTAAAGCTTTCCACAGGCGATCACGCTCTCTTTCAACTGTCTCTGCTCGTTCAAGGCGTTCAAGTGACACCTTTGCTTCTTTCAACAGAAGCTTGTCAGTGATTGCTAGTTCATCCAACCATACACGCTCATCACGATCTTCCCGTAACCGATCTGGGTCCAGTTCATCCATCATCAAGTCTCCTAATCCCTCAGAGGTCCTATATAGTGATTACAACAAGAAAAGCAAGTGTCATCTTCAAGAGCTAACTAATGTTACAGAGTTTGTAACAAATCGTGATCTGTGTGAACTCTTGACAACGACCCTCTGGACCCTATGTAACTATAGGGTTGTGTGCCCCCTGAGTATATACTCCCTGATCCATTAACTATACACTGTATAATCTAGAAGAGATGTATGACCTCTAGGAGTCCCTCACTGTAGGGGTAGCTCCTAGAGGTTTTCTTATGTTTAAAACATTGGGTAGTAAAGACTACCTGTTTGCTCCTGATAGTCCATCACATGACTGAGTTCTCTCTGGGTTACTTCAGCCTTGTCATACTCCTCGTCCCACTCTTGTTCTACCAACAACTGTTGTAGCTGTCGGATGTAACCTTGGATAGGGACCAAGCCTTCAGTGTTGTAGCTAGTGCATAGTTGTTCCATCTGGGACGCTCCATTCTGATCGCTGGTAGTCATCTAGGGCTAGGGACATGGCTAGGTGCATAGAGTTAGGAGAGTGCCTGTAGAGGGCCATAATCCAGTAGAAGAAGGAACCTAGCTGGATCGCTGTGGCTGCATCAGGAAGGGTATCCCTGATAGTCTCACAGAAGTCGACCCAAGGTTGGTCTTCATCTACAGAAGTCTCTTCAGTTTTTGTAGTTTCAGTCATCGTTGCCACTCATCATAGTTATATGGAACACAGTGACGCCCTTCTTCATCCACCCCTATTAAGTCTACTTTTACACAACCCGGTCCAGCTTTGTTCTTAACGTACCGTACATCCTCTGGATAGATCGCAGGGACAGTCAGTTCAGGGTCTTTAAACCATGTGTCTTTGTCGCCGTAGTCGAACCACGTAGCTAGGGTATTTCCGATGATCTTGCGGATTGCTTCATCAGTCAAAGTCAAACCCTTTCCATTTCCAGTCTTTGTCGATAGGCTTGTAGTACTCACATCGTTTACTGTAGTCAGACCATGCAATAGGGGTATAGGCCCATGCCATAGAGTTTGCCCAAGTTTCTGCATTAGCTTTGTGGTAGTCACTCATATACCTGTGGCATTGACCGTTGATGGCGGTCTCACAGTTCTCTCCTGCAACACAAAAGGTCATGTCTTTGTAACAAAGAGCCATATCAGAGAATCTCCCATGAGATAACACGAGACTGATAGAAAGATTTCCACCGCTTAGCATCAAGGTCAAACACTTTGATCAGGTCACTATTCTCAAAGCTTGCTGTGTAGTAATGCATAAACTGTTGCTCATCTTCTGTAGGCTCATCGAAGAAGTTACAGTTCATGGTACGAACTTCATCACTGTTAGCCTTACGGAAGGTCACTGTGAAGTTGCTGTCCCCGATAATAACTGGGTTGAACTTCTGCATTGTGTCGGTCATTGCCATCTCCTCTAGGTCTTCCATAAGGGTGTTGTAGGCTGATTCGTATAGGTTTGTCAACGTATGTTATCCTTTAAGATCAACTTATTAAGCGTAGATATTATCTAAGTATCTTTCCCAATAAGTCTCATTAGCCATCTCCAAGACTATATCAATCTCACGCTTGGTCAACTCTACATTATCCCCATTGTCATCGAAGGACTCTTGATACACTAGGTCAGGCTCATCGAAGACTTGAAATTCATACCCTGTGTCGCTGTAGTAAACCCAACCACCGTCGCCGTGGTCAGCGATTGCAACACAGACTTCAAGCTGACCGAAAGGCTCTTTGTCGAGGTAGACGTTAAGGTAGTCCATTTCGTATCTCCCTTTGTTGTATTGTGTATCGCATGATCACAGTGATTCGTCAAGGATCATTTGCTTTGAACCTTTGCGCTAAGGGCTTCCATTTCGATGTTGTAGATCAAAGTGTGCAACATCTCTTCAAAGTTCAACAGGTCTTCATTGGCACGATCCAGAGCATTGGATGCATCCAGCAGAGCCTCAGAGACTGTGTTGTAGCTTTCCAAAGTCCCCTCTTGACCTTCTACTACACGATTGAAGGTGCGATCCGCTTCACGACGATCACTGTGGATACGAGACGCTGCCTGTTTGGCGTCATGGATAAGATCACGGATATCGCTGATGATGTTTTCAATGTACATGTTTTGCATCCTTGCTAGATACTGCATCCAGATTGTCTCTGAGAAGTTCATACGCGATTCGCATCACAATGTCAAAGCTTTCATCCATGTGCTGCCATTCACCCTTAATGTTAAGTATCTGGTAAGCTGCGATACCGTTGATCAGGTCATTGTTGCCTTCGACACCCTTACCTGTGACCTTAACGAGTGCCACCAAGAACTCACGACCAAGCTTACGGATGTTATCAAAAGCTTCCTGAGTAGTTAGAGTAGACTGTGCTGGATTAGTCATTCTTAAGTTCCTCTTCAAGGAATGTGTCAACGATAGCTGACTTGATGATACCGATATTGTCGTGTATCTGGTGAAACAGTTTGTAGGTGTTGTTGCGGTCATCTACCATGACGCTTTCGTTTGTGTGCTGGTAGTTCCGACCATTCAAGATGTCAGTCCGCATAGCACTATGGGCTTTGTTGATGGCATCAAGGGCAAGGTTCAGTAGGGCATACACAGTCTCGAAGTCTTCTTCTGTGTTGCCGTTCAGGTTAGGTTTTGCACTCAGTTTCATTTCAGACTTCCTCGTTCACCTCTGTTGCATTGTCTTTCGCACAAGCAGACCGATTCGTCAAGCGAACAATTTTCACGGTAGGGTCAAAGCGAACAATTTTCACGGTAGGGTCAAAGCGAACATTTCCCTTGTACGGGTCATTCCCACGGTAGGGGTCAGGTCGTTTTTGGTGGTTTCTGCGTTGCGGCACGATTGCTGCGGGTGCATTGCTGCGGCGCGGCGTTAGCGCTAACATGCTGCACTGCGGCGTTACCGCTAACAATTTGGACATTTGGATATCTACATATTTGGATATCTACATATTTAGATATCTGATTTTGTGAATGTGAATCTGGTTTACATACCGAAACTGTCGGGAAATAATTCGTTACTTGACAAATAAATATGTCACAGTAATGTGATATAAATGCAACTGATTCGGTATAGCCGTACTTCCCCGTTTTTTGCGACCACAGTAGGTGGCCCCGCCCGGTCGAACCGGGTTCAATACGAATCTTATATAGGCGAATCGGTACCGGATGCAAGCGGAAAAACACCTATGCCTAAATTTTAATCGCTTTTCATGCCAGAAGGACGGCCCAAAATGTAAACCGGGTTCACTTTCGCGCCAGAACCCTCAAAAAGGCCCGTAGAAGGCCCGACTCTTTTTTGGTCACCTAGTATCGGAAAAATCGGACTCGCCAATTTAGGGGTTTCTGACGATTTGGTATTGACTAGCATTGTCGAGGCATGTAACGCGCGTGCGCTCGTGATTCTATTTATGATCTGCCGACACCTAAGCTTGCCACAAAATATTGCTTGCCAAGGTCGACGGATTCCGCCAAGGTACGAATCAAGGAAACACAGACACAGGACGCCATACCATGAAAGACGCAACTAAGTTCCTCGCACAAAATCCGACATTGCTTGCCACCTATGGCGAGTTCAAGGTTTACGAACACCCAACGCGCGGTGACGAAGCCCCGGTTTATATGGTCACACCTAGCGGACGTTTGGTCAATACGGGTTTTTATGATCTTGGGGACTTTGATCTTGATCTTTGTATCGAGCTTGCTGCCGATGCTGCGGAATCGGAAAGCCCCCGGATCATTCTTTCTGGCAAGATGTGCGGTCAACTCTAAACACCTAAACAAGGATCAAAACAATGTGGACTCTCCAATCTGCTAACGTCGCGCTAAGCTATACCGCAATTGTCTGGACACGCAAAACCGACGAAATGGTTCAGACCTTTCAAGCTATGGTCTGGAACAATCAAGAGATGACCTTATTTGCCACGGAAACATGGCATGGCATGGAGCATGGTTTTGTTCTGTCAAACACCCCGCGCGCCTATCTGGAAAGCGAAGAACAAATCACGGAAGCTTTCTATAAGGTCTGTTTTTGCGGGGTGGCACAATGAATCGCCCCGGATTGATCCGCGATAGTTTGGCAACTGTCCTTTTCTGTTACCTCGCCTACCTCACAATCGCAACTCTTTTAGCTATATAGGCCAGCGCATGACCATGACCCTAAAAGCAGCAATAGCAGACGCAGGCAAGATATCTCTTTCGAACGGAAAGATGCCGGGATCCACCTTCGCAATCTCTGCCACCAAGTGCAAAGTCGGTTCCAAACTTGCGGCAATCAAAGATTCAACATGTTCGCGGTGCTATGCGCTTAAACTTGAAAAACTGCGCCCTAGCGTCAATCAGGGATGGTTGGCGAACTATGAAAAGGCCGTTCGTTTAATCGATACGGCACCGGATAAATGGACAGCCGCTTGCGTGTTTCAAATCATGCGCGCCTATCTTAAATCTCAGGAGGCCTATCACCGTTGGTTTGACTCGGGCGATCTCCAAAGTGTCGCGATGCTTTCCGCCATATGTGAAGTTGCACGCGCCACACCTTTGATTGCCCATTGGCTTCCAACTCGGGAAAGCGGGATGGTGAAGGCCTTTCTTGCACAAGGGGGAACCATACCCGGCAATCTTATCGTGCGGGTATCTAGCACAATGATAGGTGATGCGCCTATCTCTGGACACGTTAACACCTCAACAGTGCACCGCAAGAAAGGGGGTCACACTGGCCACGCCTGCCCAGCTAGCACCCAAGGCAACAACTGTGGAACCTGCCGCGCTTGCTGGAACCACAGCGTTCCGAACGTCTCTTATCCTCTCCACTGAACTAGAAAGGTTCAATCAATGGCATACCTCGCAAAGGACTCAACAATGGCTACTTATGGTAATGATGGCGCACGGTATCGTTTGGCAAAGGACGGTGCTTACAATGTGCAAGAGTTTGGGCCAGCCATGACACTACAGCAAGCGCAGCGATACCAAGCGGATATGGCGCTTGCCAATGTGCCCGTCCTAGTCGTTCGTTGTAACGCGCTCTAATAGCGTCACCTATGGGGCGAGTCCATTGTCAGCACCCTACCTAGCCGACACCCTAGACTCGCCCCTCTGTGCCCCTCTGTAGCGCTGTATCGCATAGTTATTCTGTTGCCCTTGTTGTGTTGTGTTGTGGTAAGCGCCCGATAGGGTGAATCCTTTTCTTGTCAATGTGTTGTGATGCACATAAGGGATTGGAATCGTATAGTTATGTGCATTCTTGCAATGTGAGGGATTAGCCTATAGGTCTGCCGAATCACCTCCCTGTTGCATAAATCCCACGTCAAGCGGAATATTTATATCGAATCATCAATAGGTTACAAATTCCCCTTGTCAACCCCTTGACAATACAAATCGTGAGGGGCGCGGCCCGACCGCTTGGGACCCCTGGAAATGTGAGGGGTGATTCGGTGGGGGTGGGGAGTTCGTTAAGGCTGAAGCTACAGCAAGAGAACTGGATCATGTAGTGAACTACCACAACGAAACAGGTAGCTTCTACTATCCAAACCACTAGACATAAGAAAACCTCTAGGAGCTACCCCTACAGTGAGGGACCCCTAGAGGTTATCATTATCTTCTTCTCTATACAGTATATAATAAGCCACGAGAGTACTAGATCAGAGCTAACACTCAGAGAGTATATACTCAGGGGGCACACAACCCTATAGTTACATAGGGTCCAGAGGCTCGTTGTCAAGGGATCATACAGATCACGAATTGTTACAGTATGTGAAACATAAAGACAGTACTTGCTTTTCTTGTTGTAATCACTATATAGGACCTCTGAGATGTCTAGGAGATATGAATGACTGATGATCTAGAAACGCACCTACTGGTGACACATCTACTATCCATTGATCAAATGAGCGTTGAAGATTGCTTCTGCCAATCTACGTACTTTATCAAGGCAGCTAATCGACTTGTGACGCTGGCCGCTGAGCGTAATAGTCTACGAGACGAGGTAGCAATCACTGACAAACTCTTGCTACAAGAGGCAAAGGTATCCCTTCAACGCCTTGAACGAGCAGAGGTAGTGGAAGTAGAACGTGACCGCCTATGGAAAGCTCTACGGTACTATGCAGAGTTCCACGAGGATCCTAACGATGGACCTTGGGGGGTTAACAGTCAAGACTGTGGTAAAGTTGCACGAGCGGCTTTGAGGGGAGAAGACTATGCTCAATAACCTTTGCCTGTCTTGTGGTGATGACCTAGACTGGCCCAGTGGAGATGGTTGTGCTAACATGACTGCCCACAACAATGACAACAAGCCTTGGGAATTTCTTGTTACTGATGTAGTAGACAATGAAGACGGTGGTACGACCATCAGCTTCGACCTTGATAAGGAAGCCCATAAAGCAATGGCTAACCTTGGCGTACAGTTTGTGTTGCATTGCGCTGCTGCTCAGGTAGATATGCAGGTCGCTTTGGATGCTATCTTGAAGATGGGAAATCTTGATGACTGAGGCAGAATTTCGGAGCGTTATGAAAATCTTGTGGCAACTATCGACCGTAACGCGGATCACAACATCGGAAGGGCGCGCATATGAGTGATGATCTGGTGAAGCGGCACATCGAGCAACTGCGCCTGACTGGTGGCGATCTGGCGGACATGTGCCAGCCGATTGCTGATGCCATCGAAGCCCTGACGGCAGAACGTGACGCCGCAGACGCGATGATTGAGGCGCAAGCTAAAGACCATGCATCAAACAACATCCGCTTTGCAGAGGCTACGCATCGCATCGAAACTCTGATAGCAGAGCGCGATAAAGCCTATGCCAACGGATACAGTGATGCAGAAACTGAAATCAGCAAGTCTGCTCTTGGACAAAGAAACGCCTTCCTACATTCACAGTATGCCCATGCCGCAGACCACATCAAAGTCCTGACGGCAAAGCTGGCCGATGCAATGGAGGGGTTAGAGAAATGCCAAGCAGAACTCGATGAATACAGCCGCCAAGAATATCCATTGGACCACTCAGTGCATGAGCGGTATCGCCAGAGGGATTATAACGCAAACCCTGCCCGCATTACCCTTGCTGCGCTCAACACTGGAAAGGAACCAAGCCATGAGTGACCGCAAATGGTATCGCTGGCCACAGGGTTATAAGCCCGGGTTTGTCCCTTGGTATGTTGCTCTTCGTCGTCTGGTGTTCTGGCCGTTGCTTTTCGCCGGACGCTGCATTTGTTTCGTTGCAGCCTTGGGCGGGCATGGGCTGGCAGAAGCTCTAGAGGAGTGGCGTCAATGAGTGAAGCCCCAGAACGCATTTGGATTGAAGACGAGTTCGGCGAGGGTGACGACGACCAGTGGACCTATGGGACATGGGATGTGCGAAACTACGCCGGATATGATGTCGAATACGTCCGCGCGGACACAGTGCAAGCGCAGATCGACGCGGCTGTGAAGGCGGCGCTGCGTGAAGCGGCAGACATGGTTGAAACGGGGGCCATGCATGGCGGCGAAGATACCCAAGTTCTGCTGGATGTTCGTGACGCCATCCTCGCCCTGATCCGCAAGGGGGACCAGCCATGAGAGACGCACCCGCCGCGCCGGAACGGATTTGGTATAACGGCGTCACACAGCATTCTCGGGAACTTCGTCACAGCCCCCCAGAGGTTCAATCCGCCCATCCTCGAATTGAGTACGTCCGCGCAGACACAGTGCGATCGCAGATCAACGCGGCCCGTGAGGCGGCGCTGCGAGAGGTTGAGGCCAAGCTCAACAGCATCGACATGAGGTCATGCCAATTTGAATGGCACCCCTATACGGCTGGATACATTCGTAGCGAATTGGAGAAAGCCATCGCCTTGATCCGCAAGGGGGAGCAGCCATGAGGGTTAACTTCCCAAAAGCCCCCGCGAGAGAACCTACTAAGAAAGAAATGAACCTGTTCAATAAGTGGGTGTCCTACTTATCAGACAGTCGCCTCACAAAAGATGAAATCTACAAGAGGGCGGCAACCTATGCTGCAAGGGGGGATCAGCCATGACAGATTTTATCTTATTCATCCGTGCATATCGGAAAGCCCGTTACTTTGGTTATCCATTCCTGTGGACAATTAAAGCAGCTTGGAGGTGGAGAAAGCCTACACCTGAACTCATAGAAACATACAAAACCACAATAACACGAAAAGTGGATGATCATGGTTGAACTGTCCCACCAACCCTGCCCTCATGAATCCTGTGGGTCATCAGATGCCTTCAGTTGGTCTACAGAGAAGCGCGTAGGCTTCTGCTACTCTTGTGGTAGTTCCTACCCTTCCAAGAGAATGCAAGTCTTTGATTGGGTTGCTGAACGGTATCCCCTGAAGGGAAATCAAGGGTCAGACTTACGTCAAGGTAAAGAAGAAGATGGAGACTATATGGATAGTTCAACAAAACTTAAAGTTGTAGTACATGGGGACGGACAATATCTTCCCCTTCGTGGTATCCTGAAAGGGTCTATGGAGTTCTACAATGTAAGCACTTACAGTAAAGACGGTGAGCCAACTCATCAGGATTATATCTATCCCAATGGGTCCATTAAGACCCGTGTGTTCCCTAAAGATTTCCACACCAATAACGGGTTCAAGGGAGACATGCTCTTCGGTATGGACAAGTTCCCTGCTGGTAGTGCAATGGCTGTTACTATCTGTGAGGGGGAACTTGATGCCCTCTCAGCTTACCAAATGCTTGGTAGCCAGTATCCTGTAGTAAGCCTACCAAGTGCTACACCAAGTAAGAAGCTGCTTGAGAATTGTCGTGATTGGCTTGGCTCATTCGAGAAAATCTATCTTAGTCTAGACTCTGACAACAAGGCGGATAAGTTTGCTCTGGCTCTTATGAACCTGTTCCCTAGTCGTGTGTACCATGTGCCACATGACAAGTTCAAGGATGCCAATGAGTTCCTACAGGCTGGTAAGGCTCAACTCTACAAGCATTGCTGGTACAACTCTAAACTCTTTACTCCTGACAACATCTACTCTACTGAAGAGCGCTTCCTTGAACTTCTCCACGATACCCCTGAGCATAGCTATATCCCTACAGGTATTGCAGCCCTTGATGAGAAAATCCTTGGGCTTATGCGGGGGCACTTCACTGTGATCAAGGGTCCTACAGGTATCGGTAAGTCTGAGCTTATGCGTTACCTTGAGAGCAACTTCGTTAATAACTATCCAAAGGTAAAGTTTGCTACATGGCACCTAGAAGAGACTAAGCTTCGTAGCCTTCTTGGTGTGGTATCCTACTACCTCAAGGATAACCTTACTCGTAAGGACCTGATCGAACAGAAGAACCGAATGGCTGACGTTGAGGGGGCTATCAAGGGAATTAGTCAGAACACAGGTTACATGCAGTTCCACCTTCGGGAAGAGGATGGTGCAGAAGAACTGATTGACCAGATCAGGGTGCTTACTCAGGTCTATGGTTGTGAGTTCATTATGATGGAACCTATCCAAGATATCGTGACTGTAGGTTCTGATGAAAGTAAGGAAGCTGCTCTTGCTGATCTTGCTGTAAGGCTCTCTAAGCTATCTGCTGACCTTAACGTGGGTATCATCACTATTGCTCACACTAACGAGATGGGAGAGGTTAAGTATTGTCGTATGATTGGACAACGAGCCTCTGTCATTATTGATATCCAACGTGATAAAGATAGTGAGAACCTTCTTGACAGGAACACCACAAAGCTGGTAATCAAGAAGAATAGACCAACTGGCCTAGAGGGTGATGCAGGAGAACTCCTGTTTGACCCTGATACATTTACTTTAAGCGAGAAAGTAGACACATGGTAAAGACACCTGCTGAACTGTTTGATATCTGGATTAATGGGGAACTTCTTCCGGGACAAACACGTAAAGACTTCTGCGACAAGCTTGGTATTGCTATTAAGGACGTTGAATGGGCTTTTCTTGGTGGTGTAAGTTTCTCCTCATTCAACAGGTTTGCTAATGACGTTAAATGATTGGCTACGAGAAGTAGAAGCCTTTAGTACACGAGGAGAGCGACTGCATCGTACTTTCGCTCACATGGATATGCATGACTGGAAAGCTCTCATGGAGTGGCTTGAGGCTGCTTATGAAGCAGGCTACCAAGAAGGTAGAAAAGAAAATGAAGGAGTTCCGTTCTAGATGTGGCAACCGATTGAGACTGCACCAAAAGACACAACCCAGATTATAGACATCTGGGCTTGCTCTGGTGGAGATATGCGGTTTGGGGAAAGATTCACAGATTGTGAGTTTATTCGCGGTAAATGGCATTATCAAGTTAGTGGGGATTGGTACGAGGTTGATTTTAAACCCACCCACTGGATGCCCCTACCTGAACCACCTACTAACGGAGAGTAGTTATGAAATACATCGTCTTCGACACCGAGAGTGATGGCTTTGGCTATGAATGAACAAGAAATGATGAAGAGGTGGATAAGATGACAAACTCTGATCGCTTTATGCTCTTTGCTGCACTGGGGGCAATCTTGATGATGACATATATTGCAAACAAAAACGCCGTCGAAGCCCATCGCCACGCACATGAACTTGGCTGTTATGTCGGCGCGGACGATCTGTGCCTATTCCATGAGGTTAATAAATGAAATATGTCGTCTTCGATACCGAGAGTGATGGCTTTGCCTACGAGGCTACAAAACTGCACGTCTTCGCTTGGTCCGAAGATGGCAAAGATGTAGAAGTCACTCACGAGTATCACGTTATGAGACATGTGCTGTCACAACAAGACTGCATGTTTGTGGCTCACAATGCCATCAGGCATGACCTACCCCTGATCAACCGTATCCTTGGTCTTGAACTGGATTACACTAGGTTCGTGGATACACTGTTCTTGTCGTGGTATCTTAACTTCGACAGGGACCGTCATGGTCTTGAGCAATACGGTATCCAGTATGGTGTACCTAAGCCCAAGGTTACTGACTGGAACGACCTTACACCTGAGCAATACGCACATCGTGTAACAGAAGACGTTAAGATCAACTATCGTTTGTGGACAGAACTTGAGCGTAAACTTAAGTCCCTGTATGGGTCAGAAGAAGAGATGCTTCGACTTAACCAGTACCTAAGCTTCAAGGCTGATTGTGGTCGTGAACAAGAGGCTAATCCTGTGACATTGGACATGGCATCTGTACAGAAACACTTCGACACTCTGTCTGAGATGCAACAAGCCAAGATAACTGAACTCTCTAAGGTTATGCCCAAGAAACCTATCTACAAGCAAGTCAACAAGCCTCAGATTGTCTACAAGAAAGATGGTAATCTCTCTATCTATGGGGAAGCTTGGTTCAAGACCCTTGAAGACCTTAAGTTGCCAAACTCTGTTGTTGGTCCAGTCAATGTCCTTATGGGTTATCAAGATGGTAATCCCAATAGCCACGAGCAGGTAAAGGATTGGTTGTTCCATCTTGGTTGGAAGCCTAAGACCTTCAAATATGTCAAAGAGGATGACGGTACAGAGAGAATGATCCCTCAGATCAAGAATGGGGATGAACTATGTGCTAGTGTAGAAGACCTTGCAGAGGATACCCCAGCGGTACAATTACTCGTTGATATGGGTATCATCCAGCATCGTAGAGGGGTCTTCAAGTCCTTCTTGGATAACCACACTCACGGTAAAGTTGTAGCTAGTTTTGGTGGCCTGACGAACACCTTCAGGTTCCAGCATAGGAAGCCCATTGTGAACCTTCCAAAGGTCGACAAGCCTTGGGGTAAGGAAATCCGTGGGTGTATCACTGCACCCGAAGGTATGGTCCTCTGTGGGGCTGATATGGTCTCTCTAGAGGATACTACCAAGCGTCACTATATGGTTCCGTTTGACCCTGATTATGTAGAGGAGATGTGCCAACCGGGGTTCGACCCCCACCTTGATCTTGCAGCTTTTGCTGGTGCTGTAACCCGTGAACAAGTCGAGCAACACAAGGAAGGTAAGATTAACCTCAAGGCTATCCGTAGCCAATACAAGGCTGCAAACTATAGCTGCGTGTACGGAGTGGGTAAGGCCAAGCTGGCTAGGACCTTGGATATCAATCCTAAGGAAGCAGCAAAGTTGATTGAGGATTACTGGAAACGTAACTTCTCAGTTAGGAAGGCTGTGGAACGCTTTGAGATGAAGACTGTCGGGCCTTACATGTGGGTTAAGAACCCTGTATCTGGCTTCTGGCATAACCTTCGCTCAGAGAAGGATGCGTTCTCTACTGTCAACCAAAGTACAGGTGTCTATGCTTTCGACACTTGGTTGTACTTTGTGCGACAGCAGGGCGTTGTAAAAAGGCTAGAGATGCACGATGAAATTGGTTTCTATTTGCCAAAAGGAGAGGAAGCTAAATATGAAGCTCTCTTGAAAGACGCTATCAGCAAAGCTAATGATAAACTGAAACTAAATGTCTTGTTGTACATAGATGTGCAAACAGGAAGCAACTACGCGGAGACTCACTGATGGACATGACCTATGAACAATACCTTGAGTTCTACACTCACTTTTTCTATACAAAATACTAAATAAAGTGTATGAAAAGGTTGACAGAATCAACCTAAAGACCTATCTAAGTTAACCCAAGACCCGACAAACCAATTGAGGAAAATATGGCTAATAAAACTAAGTACGTCACCCTTGATGCTGAACTTGAGTACGCTCAGGTCTTCTATGAGAACCGTGACATGGGGAATGATCAAGTAGATCACTCAGATACGGATGGCGTTTACAAGGTTACTCTGATCCTTGACGAAGACGGAATGGATAAAGCTATCGCTGCTGGGTGCCCTCAGAAGCAAGGTGCATTTGCCCAGTTCAAACCCTTTGAGCGCGATGGTAAGACGCTCTATAAGTTTACTGTTCGTCGTCCTCATGTCCACCCTCGCTTCATGGTGATGGATGATAACAACCAACCAACTGATGAGCGCCTGACCCTTGGACCGCCCCAAGTATTTGACTTGAACATTGCCAAAGCCGCTTGGGAAGCAGCAGAGCAGAAAGGTCGTCTTGATCAGTACTCTACCCCTTGGACCATTGAAGATGGTTTGATCGGTAATGGCACTAAAGCTAAAGTCAAGATTGCTATTGCTTCTGGTGTTGGTGTTCACGGTAAAGCTAAAGGTAAGCCGTTTACTAAGGTTGAACTTATGGGTGTTGGCTTGACCAACATTGTTGAATACGTTGGTGGTAATAGCACTGGTGGCTGGGAATAAGATGAACTATCGTTTTCAGGCTTACGACCATGACTCCAACCTTGATGGAAGGACCATCATTGTAGCTCAAACTGATCTTGAGTACCTTGGTGACGTAGCTGAGTTGTTCCTGACCTTTCTTCATGCCTCTGGCTACAGCTATGTTCGTAGTATTGTTGTGATCAAAGATGATGGTCAGGAGGTCAGCACTCAATGAAGCTTAGCGCAAAGCTGGTGGCCTTGACACAACCTGTCATTGGTACACCAGCAGCTAATTCGGAGGCTCTCATCGCGTACTGCGCGAGGGTCTCCAACCCTGACAACCAAGATAACCCTGATTACTCTAAGCTTCTTGACTACTGTATCCGTAACAGGCATTGGTCAGTCTTTGAGATGGCTAACGCTATCGTTGAGGTAGAGGCACCAAGGGATATTACCCGTCAGCTTCTGCGTCATCGTAGTTTCTGTTTCCAAGAGTTCAGTCAACGGTACTCTGATGAGATTGAGTTTACGGATCGTGAGTTCCGTAGGCAAGATACTAAGAACCGACAAAACAGTGTTGATGATCTGGATGACTTCTTCAAGTCTCTTTTGCAAGATGACTGTTTGGGCTTGCTTGAGACAGTTGAAGGTCTTTACGTAAATATGCGTAATGAGGGTGTAGCTAAAGAGTGTGCTCGTGTAATTCTTCCTGAAGGGCTTACCATGAGTAAGCTTTATGTTAACGGAACAGTTCGTAGTTGGTTGCATTATCTTGATGTGCGTGATGATCCCGGTGTTACTCAATGGGAACATGTCTTGCTTGCTCGTGAAATTCGTAAAGTCCTAGAACCAGCTTTCCCAACCATATTTAAGGTAGATAACAATGCGGGCTGAAAGTAAACTTGATCTAATCACAGCCATTATTGATAGTGATGATGACGGCTATGACCTACGGGAGCAAATCATTATCAAAGAACTTAAAGAGGTCATTGGCTTCTTGAGTGACCCAAAGAATGATCCGTTTGAGACACCTGATAATATTGCTATGACTCTCAGTTCTTTCTATTGTGTGTTGTCATATTATCTGACTACACCAGAGTACGAAGCTTTTGTTAAAGGGATGCGTGTTAAGTGAAACTTCTCATTGATGGCGATCCGCTGACGTACCGAGCAGCGTTTAGTCAGGATGGGCAGACTGTTGGTGGTATCTGTGATAAACTTGATGAGATTATTGAGGAAATCCTACAGGCCACCAACCCCTACGCTACAAAAGAGGATTATCAAATCTTCCTGACAGGGAAGGGTAACTTTCGCAATGAAATCTCTGATGTTTATAAAGTGAACAGAGTAGGTCGAGAGAAACCCTTACTTCTAGGCTTTGCTAGGCAATACTTGATTGATACCTACGGAGCCGTAGTCAGCGAAGGTCAAGAAGCTGATGATGATATCGCTATTGAAGCAACCCGTTTATACCCTGACTGCGTAATTGTTTCTATTGATAAAGACTTTAGGACTATCCCTAGTACCATCTATAATCCCGGTAGGAAAAGCTGGGAAAAGGTGACTAAGGAAGCTGCAACATTCAACTTCTATGAGCAAGTTCTGACTGGTGATGACGTAGATGACATCATTGGTCTGTACGGAGTTGGTCCTAAAACAGCACAGAAGATGCTGAAAGGGTGTCAAACTGACGTAGAAATGTACAAAGTGTGTGTTGAAGCCTACGAAAACGATGTTGAACGAGTAATTATGAATGCGAGGTTGTTGTGGCTAAGGCGAAAAGAAAATCAAATCTGGGAGCCGCCCATCGACTAGGTTATCGTTCTGGCCTAGAAGTCAAGGTTGCAACACAACTACAAGAGTCTGGTGTTGAGTTCGGATATGAAACCACAAAGATCAAGTATCAAGTGGATGAAGTCAGGAGCTACACACCAGACTTTACTTTTCCTAATGGTCTAATAGTTGAGACTAAGGGAAGGTTCGTGAGTGCAGACAGGAAGAAACACTTGCTCATCAAGAAGCAATACCCTAAGCTAGATATTAGGTTTGTGTTCTCTAACTCTAAGGCTAAGATAAACAAAGGGTCTAAGACCAGTTATGGTGACTGGTGTGACCAACATGGCTTCATTTATGCTGACAAGGAGATTCCAGACAAATGGCTGAAGTAGTCACTATCCCGAAGAAAGAGTACGAAGAGCTTCTTAAAGATAGTCAGTTTTTAATGCGCCTTGAAGCAGCCGGGGTCGATAACTGGGAAGGCTATCATTACGCTTTTATAGACGACGAAGAGAGTGAGGAAGACATCTATGGCTAAAGTGGTTTCAGTGCTTCGTGGTCCAGTTCACTCTAGTGAAGTTCCTGACTGGGACATGGACGATGATGGGTTCGGTCTTCTCTACAACGAGGGTTATGTCTTGTATGTCACTATGCAGGATGATCGTGGTGTTCTCAGTGAAGAAGAGCTTGTCTTTGAGGACTTTGATGAAGCTATGATTATGGTCGAACATTTTGTTGATCAGGTCGTTTCTCTAGTATGGGATGAAGACCTTTGAGTAAATCCGTAATAATCTGGTCTTGCGCCCACACGCACCCTGATGTGCCTAATACCCGCTTTGATTGGTTGTCATCTTTGATTGAAGATGTTAAACCTGATTATTGCATCGACTTGGGGGACGGGGCCGACATGCAGAGCCTTAACTCTTTCGATACAAAATATCCTCAAGCTATTGTATCTCAATCCTATGAGAGAGATATTGAGGTGTACAACGAAGCTATGGACAGGTTGTGGGGCCGTTGGCGTATCTCTAAAAAGAAACGCCCTTGGCGCATTGGTATGGAAGGCAACCATGAAGCCAGAATTAAAAGGGCCATTTCACATGACCCAAGACTTGAGGGACAAAAGTACGGGGTTTCCTTCAGCCATCTTCAAACAGACCATTGGTTTGACGAATACTGGGAGTATGAACACTCAGCCCCCGCTATCGCGTCTTATGACGGTGTTTCTTACGCTCACTATTTTAGTTCTGGTAACTTTGGCAGTGCTATGTCTGGCATTCACCATGCTTATGGGCTTCTACAAAAGCGTAATAGCTCTGCTGTCTGTGGTCACTCTCATAAGCGCAGTCTTTATTTCAAAGATGACGCCCACCCTAATCCGATTGTGGGGATGGTGGTTGGTTGCTTTAAGGGTAAAGAAGAGAGTTGGGGCGGACAAGCCAATCGAGAATGGTGGAAAGGTGTTGTAGTTATGCGAGAGGTTGAGAATGGTAACTTTAACCCTCAGTTCATCAGCATGGCTGAGTTGGCTAAGGAGTACGGGTAATCTCTACAGATGAAAAATCAAAAGCCTGTTTGACTTGCAAACAAGTCTTACCGTTAACTGACTTTGTAAGAAACGCTAGGTGCAAGGACGGTAGAAAAAATTACTGTAAGCCTTGTCACAATGCAGCACAAAGAGCACATGCCCTAAAACGACGCACAGAAGACCCAGATCAATGGAAGTTGTTTAGGTGGGAAAAGCACATAAAGTCTGCTTACGGACTTACTCCACAAGACTACTGGGGTATGGCAGAGGCACAAGAACACAAATGTAGTATATGCGGAACCAGAGACAATTTTGTTGCAAAAGAGCCGTCGAGACTTTATGTAGACCACTGTCACAACACTGGAAAAGTTCGTTCTTTGCTTTGCTATCACTGCAACACTCTACTTGGTATGTGTAAAGAAGAGATTAATATCTTGGAGAAAGCGATTGACTACCTTAATCAACATAATCGTAAAGCTCTACAGAAAGAGTATGGAAATGGCTAAGAGAGCCAAGGTCAAAAGCAACAACATCCAAGAGAAACCAAGACGTGCTCGTGATTGGTATGCCACACCAGAGAGGGCTGTAGAGCCTCTGATCGCTCATCTGCCTGAGTACGGTACTTTCTGTGAGCCTTGTGCTGGTGATGGTCGTTTGTCTAGACACATTGAAAGCTTGACCTGTGATGCCTTGTGGCCTAAACAACAGTACGACATTGAACCACAAGCTGATGGCATCATCAAGAAAGATGCCTTGACCCTAGTTCCTGAAGACCTCTTTGATATTGACTTGCTGATTACTAACCCACCCTTTGAGTGGGCAATGCTACAAAAGATGCTAGATTTGTTCCCTACACTAAAGCCCACTTGGTTGCTGTTGCCTTTTGGTTATGCTTGCAACAAAAGGATGGCCCCTTACATGGCTACCTGTAAGAAGGTTATCCCTATTGGTCGTGTCCAATGGATTGAAGGCAGTAAGCAATCCAGTACAGACGACTTCGCTTGGTTTCTCTTTGATGCCTCTCACGTAGCCCCTACAAGACTGTACCCTAGAAAATGACTAAAGAAGAAATTCTAAAGATTATTGAAGAACATGGCTTCGTCAATATCCTAAAAGAAAACAACCTAACTTTGTGGAAAGTCCTTGATGTGCTAGACACACTAGGCTATGTGTACTTGGAGCGATACAAGGATGACTACTGATGACTAAATGGGAACTTAGGTCCGACTTCGATACTTTCCAAGATGAGTGTAAGAAGACTGCAATCTATCCTAAAGAGGTTGGGTTGACCTATGTCACTCTAGGTCTAATGAATGAGTGCGGTGAGTTTGGTGGTCATATCAAGAAGATGATCCGAGACAGTAAGATTGACGACAAGGCTGCTGCCAAGGAACTTGGTGACTGTTTGTGGTATCTAGCTATGTGCGCAGAGGAACTGGGGTATGACCTAAGTGAGGTTGCCGATATGGTTACTGCAAAGCTTAAAGACCGTGCTGCTCGTGGTGTTCTTAGTGGAAGTGGTGACAACAGGTGACTGTCCAAGAACTCATTGACAAGCTAGAGAAGATCAGAGATAAGGATATTCCTGTTGTTCTTGTCGAATGGTCAAAGCAAGATATCTTCGCTTCTAAAGCTGACCTAACAACAAACAGGATCGTAGTACAGCCCCATCGGGTTGCCCTCATTGTGGAATAAGAAAGAATAAGAATGAATAACTATCTGCCTACCGATTACCAGTCCTTCATTGCAACGTCGCGTTATGCTCGTTGGATTGATTCTGAGAATCGTCGTGAAACTTGGTCCGAGACTGTTGGTCGATACATTGATAATGTAGTGGTGCCTAAGCTTGGCTACACAACTGATGTAGAAGATATCCAACGGGCAATCTTGAGCCTTGAAGTCATGCCCTCTATGCGTACCATGATGACCGCTGGGCCTGCCCTTGAGCGTGACAACACAGCAGGCTACAACTGTTCCTACATGCCTGTAGACGACCCTAAGTCCTTTGATGAGGCTATGTTCATCTTGCTCTGTGGTACAGGTGTAGGGTTCTCTGTTGAGCGCCAATACATCAGTAAGCTGCCTGATGTACCTGAGCAGATGTTCAAGAGTGATACTGTCATTGGGGTCAAGGATAGCAAAGAGGGTTGGGCTAAGGCTCTGCGTCAGCTTATCAGCTTGCTCTATGCTGGTGAAATCCCTAGCTGGGATACCTCTAAGGTTCGTCCTGCTGGTGCTAAACTCAAGACCTTTGGTGGTCGTGCATCAGGTCCTGCCCCTCTGATCGAACTGTTCAACTTTACTATCAACACCTTTGTTGCAGCTAAGGGACGTAAGCTTTCCTCTATTGAATGCCACGACCTGATGTGTAAGATTGGTGAGGTTGTGGTTGTTGGTGGTGTCCGTCGCTCTGCTATGATCAGTTTGTCTAACCTCTCTGATGACCGTATGCGTCATGCTAAGAGTGGTCAATGGTGGGAGAAGAACGGTCAACGTGCTCTGGCTAACAACTCGGTAGCTTACACTGAGAAGCCTGACATGGAAACATTTATGCGGGAATGGCTGTCTCTGGTAGAGAGCAAGTCAGGTGAGCGTGGTATCTTCTCTCGTCCAGCTAGTAAGAAGCAGGCTGCTAAGAATGGTCGTCGTGATCCTAACTATGAGTTTGGTACCAATCCGTAAGCGATAAATGTGCGGATTTAAAACCCCTTCTGATTGACTTGGAAGTCTGTAGCAAGACGACAGGGCGCAAGCGTAATGGTAGCGTGAGAGACTAAGTGAAGGGGACACTATGATGATTGTATATTGGATTAGAGAGAAACAGCACACAGATATCTACACTGAAGGTTATGTTGGCATAACTAAGAAAGCTTTGAAAGAGCGTGTTCGTGAGCACAAAAAGAACAAAGGTAATAGTGTTGTTGCAGGAAAACTGCGTAAGCACGATAACCTTGTTTGGTCTGTTGTAAACGAAGTACAAACTCTTGAGGAAGCCCTTACACTCGAAGGCATCTACCGACCATCTCAAAATATTGGTTGGAACTTGCAAAAGGGTGGTGAGATTGGTGTTGAATCTGATTGGTACTCTATTCCTGAAAACAGTCTAAAACACAGCAAGAAAACGTCTGAAGCAACTAGACGTGGGATTGCCACCAAAGATACAACAGAAGCCCGATCTGAACGGGCCAAGCTTAATCATAAGAATAAGCCGGAGAGCTACAAGGATATTGTGAAGGGTGAGAAAAACCCTAGAGCAATCTTGACCGAGGCTGATGTACTTAAGATTAAGTACGAGTTGTTTCCGAAGGGGATGAAAAACCCTGAGATTGCAACTATATTTGGTGTGAAGCCTTATGTTATCAGTTTCATAAGAACTGGTAAAAATTGGAAACATGTGTAGTGTATGCGATAGTCCAGCGCACAAGCGGGTATGCTAATGTAATCCCGTGGTGTGAGGCAGTGAAATTATTCTTCGACCGTATCAATTTTGCAATTTGAGCGAGGTCGTGGTTCGTGAGACAGATACACTAAATGATCTAGAAAGGAAGGTTCGTATTGCTGCAATCCTCGGCACTATCCAGTCTACCTTGACACACTTTCCTTACCTTCGTAAGGTATGGAAGGACAACACAGAAGAAGAGCGGTTGCTTGGTGTATCGTTGACTGGTATCATGGATAATGCAATGCTCTCTGGCAAAGCACCTGTCCCAATGTCATCTGGTCTTGTTGGTCTTGATAATCTTTTGGAGCACCTAAAGAATGTTGCTGTGGCTACTAACGCTGAGTGGGCTGCTAAACTTGGTATCAATCCATCTGTTGCTATCAC